CTTTTACTTTTTGTCTTGCGTTTTTTGCGTTTCTTTTTCATTTTTTGCAAACCGCTGACTGTTCTAGCGCTTCCGTCAGAAAACACTGTTGCGCCAGTGCCGTAAGTTGTTTCAGCCACTACTTGTAGCCTTTACCAAAGATTTTTTTAAATCCATCCATAACGCGAATTAAAAACAAGTTAGTTTCTTTTTTTGTTTTTTTGCTTTTCAATTTAGTAACTTCTTCTTTTCATTGCTTTTTTACGCATAGTTGACTTTGCACGCTTTGCAGCGGCTTTTCCTTTTTTTGTATAAGGAAATTTCTTTTTTCCTACTTTTGGCATTTAAAAGCCTTTCTTTTTTATGTCTTTGGGGGCAGCGAACTGCCCCCTAAACATTGATTATGAAGTATTAGACTTAAACTAACTTTAAAATAGCGTGAGTCTGTTCATTGCGTGCTTCCACGCCAAACTCAATCAACCATTCATCGGTTTGTCCATCACGACCATCTTTAACTATGTCACTGCGAAGCTGCATATCGCGACCTGCTAATGGGCGAACACTAAAGTTCGCAGGGTCAACGACAAGTGCATAATCTTCGTTAGCACCATTTAATAGAGGGTGAGGAATAAAGTCTAATTCACCAACTGCGCCAACGAATCGGCGCACGCGAACACCAGCGGCTTGAGCAGAGTCACCTAAATCATAGAACGCTGTAGTACCAGTGCCAGCACCAGTACCCATACGAACCATAGAGGACATCTTCTTTAGCCATTTGTTTGATGCAAACACTGTCTTACGCATAGATCCAGCAACCATATCGTGGAAGATATATTCACATACATCATCCATATCATTCATCGTTCCGGATGAATAAGTTAGCTGCATATTGGTATCTCCGCGTCCATCAAGTGACTGAACAAAACCTGTGCTTGCTGATTGCCCAATACCAAAACCTGCGAAGGTTCTTTTTGGGTTTTCAGAAGTAGCGTCAAGTGAAATGTTACCTTGAGTTAAGATAGCATTTTCACAATCTACTTTAATTTTAGCAAGCTTACGAGCTTGTAAGCGCGCAAGTTCTGAGCCGCCATAATGTTTGGAAGCGTCTGCTGTACCAGTGATAGTATAAGGTTCACGGAAAATCTGTGTACAGTTCTTAAGTCTGCGTACTTTTTTTCGTGTTTCTAAACCAACACCAGCACCTTCAGCATATTGACCAGGGCCACCCTCAACCATAAAATAATCAGCATCAGCAAAGTTTACTTCGCCAAAGCCGTTACTTCCACTGTGAGTTTGGTAACCATAGTATGATACAGCTGTACCAGCGTCATAAAGCTGTCCAGCAGTAGCAACATAAGTTAGTGTCAAAGTAGAATCGGTGTTAAAGCCGATAATATCTGTGCCACCAGCAATTGCTTCTGTGTTATAAGCGTTTAATGATGAGTGTGCGTGTGCACCAACAAACTGCACTGACCTGTCGCTAGGTGATGTTACATTAACATCTTTACCAATAGCAATACAGATTAAGTGAGTTACGTCCGTTGCCATAGAAGCCGAACCGGATAAACTAGCACTGTAAATTCCACCAACTTCAAACATCTCAACTTGAGCTTGTTTTGGGAAATTGATAACAGCGTTCTCTCCATTGACGCCACTTGTTACGGTGTCAGAAAGAACTGTAGTACCCGAGTCTGCTCCAGCACTTCCACCAGCAAAGCTTACTTTTACGCTACGCTTTATCATATGCTCATCTTCCATCCATTCAAAAATAGGAACAGGTGTTGCCACACTGCTCATTCCGAATAATGAGAAGATTGGTGTTACATCAGGGTTGTAATAGTGAATCTTACTTCCGAGTTCTAAAACCTGTCTTTGCGTTCCATCGCTGAATTGCAAAGCGGTTCCAGTTCCGTATGAAGTATTAGCCATTTGTATTACTTACCTTTCAGATTGGAGTAATTATTAGAAAACTGCATAAGTCCATCAAAAAACTCGTCTTTCTGTTTATCTGACGATTTTCTCGGAGAAGGCGTAACTCCGCTTACACTCGCGATGCTCGTTCGACCAGTCGAGCCTTGAGAATCAGAGTTTTTGGGATTTGTAGATGCAGTTTCGTTATTCCTTTTGCCACTCATATATCTCCAAATATTAACGAGATTTTCAGGAGTAACTACGCTAGGGTCATTAATAAAGTCCCTGTATTCCTGTATTTCTTCGTTACTTAATCCAAGGTTATGCAATGTATCTACTTCAGCCTGGGTTGCTTTTTCAGCTTGAAGCTCTTGCCTGAACTTATTCAGTTCCTGCTTTGCACCTTCAGAGCCCATTGTGATAAGATATTGATCGTGCGCTTCACGCCATTGCTGAGAAGAAGAACCGGGGACATTTTCCTCGTAAGGGTCATAATCTTCGGGTTTCTCAGGCGCTACATTCGCGTTGTTAACCTTTTGAATTTCGTTACGCATTCTAGATACAACCTCAGGATTTTCACGCAAAAAAGTATCCAAGCTATCTAATTGCTTGTATTTTTCTTCTTTGCTTTGATAATCATTTGACATTTTATCTTTCTCGCTTTGAAGCTTTTTGTAAGATTCTGCTAATTTAGCACGTCCTTCCTCGTTATCGGGGAATTTGTTCTCAATTAACCAAGTTCTTGCTTCTGCTTCTGTCATTTGTACTTCAGAGTTGGCACTTTTTTCCTCAGAAACCTCAACGTCAGTTTGATTTTCATCAGAAGAGCCCTGTGGTACACCTTTGTTAAATTCCTCTAAGGTATCTAACATAAAGTCGCCTTTAGGGTTATCCCCAACTACGTTGTCAGTTTTCTGTGCTTGTTCATTAGCCATTCGATGCTCCTGTTTTTGTGCGGTTATCCAAGTATAGGAGCCGCTGTTTCAGAGTTAATCGCGTTTAGACCAGTAGACGCATCTTGTTTAGCCTTTTTTGATACGTCACGCTGTCTCGCTTCTTCAAGTTTTGCGTTTGCCTTAACATTGCTGAGTGCTTGTTGCACTGGTTTTGTAGCCTCAGCAATTTCTGCTCTCATATTTGCGTGGAAGATTTCTCTTTCGCGTGTCTGCATATCTCCGCGCATTTGTTTTAGCTCAGCATCCATTTGCTCTACCATACCGCGCAATTGCTGTATTTCGCTGTTGCGTTGTATTAGTGCTGACTTGTCAATATCTCCTTGCATATTCATAATAACTTGTGTTTTGTCGTATATGCCTGCATTTAACAATGTTAGATCTCTTTGTAAATCTGCTGCAGGTGATTTAGCTCTTGTACTGCCAATAACTACTTTAACATCTATCTTTGCGCTTTCCATATCGTACATTTTAATAACTGCACCTGATTTGTCGTCAATAACAGGTTCGTTTAGCATTAATTCTTGCTCATTACCATCAGGATTAACAACACGCAACACTCGTTGTGTTGTATATACGTTTGGCATCCATTGCTGCACAACATCAGCGCTTCTTGTCAACATATCATACACAGGAAGTATTTTCCAGTTTTGTTTTCTTGCAACTGCTTCATCAACAATTGCAGCTTCACCAACAGATCCCGGAGCGTCTGAAGCTGAGCCTTGTAAATATTTATACGCACCAAACACTTGCTCAATGTCTAGCTCATAGCGAGCTTTCTCACTATATAACTGCGAACTGATAGAGGGCGGAGCAAACTCTTTAATCTTCTGCTCCCTCAAAGCACCCGGATTAACCCGAATGAGCGCATTAGGTATGTGCCATTTATTAACTTCACCTGGGTCGAGCGCTCCGTCCTCATAAAGTAGTTTAAAATTAGTTGTGGCACTGGTATGTGATATTAATAATGCTTCTGTTCTGTTTAACATTCGTTGTGGTGATTTTGCGTGTCGCACATCTCCTGAGGGATACGGAGTAGATGTGTGCTCATTACACGCAGGCACTACAGGGTATTTTGATATAGGTAAGACTTCATCGTATATAAGCTGGTCACCAAACAAAGCAACTTCTCTAATTTTTTGGTCGTATACAAGTTCTTCTAAAATTACATTTTGCTCTACTAACGCTTGATAGCGCTCATCTTCTATTAAATCTTTATATGCTTCTTTGTCAAATTTTTTAGATTTGCCTGTGTTCATATCTGTTACCAAAACTTTTGGAACATTTACTTTTGAAAAGTGTATATATTTTCTAACCATTCTTTGATGGTCTTTGCTTACATCATCGCGCGTAATAATTTGATCGCGTGAATATTTTCCTGAACCTACTTCGTTTAATTCTTCATCTTCTCTAGCATCTTCTATTTGTTGTTCGTATTGTGGAAAAACAGCTTTTAATGCTTCTTTTGTATGTAAATCAGAAAACAAAATAGACGACGCATCAGAAAAATCAGGCAACATAGAATTTGGGTCTACAAATACAGATTCAGGGCTTATTCTTTTAAACCTTACACCTCCTAAACCTCCATCTGCGTTCCAATCAGGATACACATAAAAATAAGCTAATCCTTTTATAATAAAATCTTTACACGCTTTTCTAAACTGAATATCTCCATCAGACTCTCTCCATACCATATCAAGCATTTGATTGCAAACATAAGCCATATCGTTGTCAGTTTTACCAATAGGTCTAACATCCCATTCAGGGGACGCCGCCGCTATGTTTGCCAACACAGTTTCAACAGCCGGCCTAATTTTATTATTAGCCTCGGGCGGCTGTCCCACAGATTCTAAATATTCTTTTTGCGAGTCGGTTAATTGATTGCCTAAGAAAAAATCTTCATCTTCTGCCATTTGATAGCGCCACTCTTCTCCTGAAGATTCAAATAAATGATATTGATTCCATACTTCTGTGAAATCTATTTCCGGTAAATCTAATTTTTTTATACTTATTGCCATTAGCTATAGAATACCTGACCAGTTTCCCAGTCAGCCTTTATTTTATCAGTTTCAGGTTCCAACCACATCTTATTTTTGTATTTAAGATTTGGCTTCCACATATCATCAAGTGCCCATCTTAGCGCGTCAAGTGTATCTTTTTTAAACGAACCAACCTCTTTAAATTGCAACAATT